GATGAGTGGACAGTTATCGGCGTACTTGGCTCTTTGTTTTTTATGGCCCTGACATTTTTGCTTAATGCTGGCGTCAAGATTTGGGATCGCCGCCACGGCTATAAACCGGATGGTGAGTAATGGCCTCGACAAAAAGCAAATTAAGCGCGGCTGTCCTGGCTCTGATTATTGTTGCAGCACCGGCCACCATAATTCTTGATCAGCTTTTGGATGAGAAAGAGGGCAACCGGCTGGTAGCTTATCCAGATGGAAAGGGGATTTGGACTATTTGCCGTGGTGCTACTCAAGTTGATGGCAAACCGGTAGTGAAAGGGATGAAGCTGTCAGCTGATAAGTGTGCTGCGGTGAATCAGTTGGAGGCTGATAAGGCTATAAGCTGGGTAAAGAAAAATGTCCGGGTACCGCTGACTGAACCACAGATTGCAGGTATCGCTTCGTTTTGCCCCTATAACATCGGCCCAGGCAAGTGTTTCACCTCCACGTTCTATAAAAAACTCAACGCTGGCGACCGTAAAGGTGCATGCGCTGAAATCAAACGCTGGGTATATGACGGCGGCAAGGATTGCAATATTCGCTCAAATAACTGTTACGGGCAGATAGAACGCCGAGCGCAAGAAAGCGAGCTGACATGCTGGGGGCTGGATGAATAAAGCCATTGGGATACTCATTGCTGTGCTGGTGGTTATTGTGTCGGCTCTATTTTTTAACAATTACCGCCTCTCAAATAAGGTCGAAAAAACGGAAGCGAAGCTGGTAGCAGAGCAAAACACAAACACGGTTCTGGGAAACATCATTGATGCATACCAGGTGAATGATTCTGCAAATAGAGCCGCCACCACCCGACAACTCGAAAACGAGAGGAAGTTACGCAATGCCAGTGAATTACAGGTTGCACGGTTTAAAGCAGCTGCGGCGAGTGATGATTGTTCTATCAAGCCTATGCCTGGTGATGTCATTAACGTCATGCGCGAATAAGCCAGCTAAACCGCTTGTTGCCGAACCCGCACTATTATTGCCCCCAGAGTCAGCGCTTACCCCTTGTGAAGTTCCAGAATTTACCGGTATTACATGGGGGGATGGCGGATTGTATGCGATGGAATTAAAGAGAGAACTACGAATCTGCAAAGGCCGGCTTGATGAGGTTATCGACTGGCGGCAGAGAGTAGGGAGTAAAACTTAACCCTCAAATAAGGAACAGCAGATGCATAAGCTACAGGTAAGCATTATCCCTCCCACGGAGAAACAGATTAGCGAGGTAACTGATAACCTATTGCGCAAATATGCAAAGGTGAAAGCCACTCCCAAGAATCTGAGCGCCATTTCTCGCGAAGCAACCCGCCGCATCCGTAAGCTGACGATAACGAATGTCGATATCGTGAGAGCCTAATTAAGGGTATTTGTTGAGAGTTATCAATAATACCCACTATAAAACTAGCGCTGATGATTCCACCTGCTAACTTAATAGTTCTATTTATCAAAAGGGGATTGCAATGTTAGAAAGTTACTTTGGAATTGATTACACCGATGAACAGAAAAAGAGACTCCTTGCTGTACAGGCAGCGCTAGAAGTAATTCAAACATCAGTAAGCGCATCCACTGCCTATCAAGGCGTCAGTAAAGTTAAAATTGAGGTGCAGCACGCCTCTGATGAGGTCGGCAAACTTGCTGACGCCATTCAAGCTGCTTTAGGTAAGTAATCTCTTCAAGTATATGAATATACAATCAACCAGCTTCGGCTGGTTTTTTTACGCCTAAATATCATCACAGAGCAACCTAACAAGGTTACTGTGTAATGACACTAAGGGAACATCATGGCAAAAGACACTGACTGGAGAGGCATAGAGCGTGACTACCGTTCCGGCGCTCTTTCCATCAGAGAGCTTGCCAAGAAATACGGTGTAAGTGATACAGCGGTAAGGAAGAGGGCAAAGGCTGAGGAGTGGCCCAAACATGAACAGGTTCGCAATGTAAGTTCGCAGGCAATAAGTGCGAACCAAAATGAGAACCTGCGAACCAAACGTAGAAAACCAACGGTTCACGTTGAAAGTGAAATAGATTCAGAATACCTGGTAGATGGTAGTGACGAACCAGAATTCACATTAAAACCTGAGGAGTACGGGCTTAATGATATGCAGGCTCGTTTCGTGAGTGAATACCTGATCGACTTGAATAGCACGGCTGCATATAAAAGGTCTGGCGGCAAAGGAGAGGGCAATACGGCTTACGTTAACGCTTCACGCATGTACAGGAATGCTAAGGTTAGCCGGGCCATTCGCGACGCATTGGATGCTAGGGAAAGGCGCACCCAGATTACCCAAGATGCTGTACTGAAATGGTGGTGGGATATTGCCACAGCCGATGCTAGCCAAATTACTGAGCTACGCCGTTTGTGTTGCCGACATTGCTGGGGATTTGGTTATCAATATCAGTGGCGTGATGCTGTTGAGTTTGAAGAAGCCCGATTGAAAGCGGTGGAGAGCAAAAAGCGAGAACCATTAGACGTTGGCGGTTACGGTTTTGATGCCACGCTTGATCCTAACCCTGATTGCCCGCGTTGTAATGGTGAGGGGGTTGGGCGTACTCACTTTCATGATACGCGGGATCTGCGCGGTGCAGCTCGTCGCCTGTTCTCTGGAGTGAAAGAGGGTAAGTTTGGTATTGAGGCAATTACCCGCAATCAGGATGAAGCTTTGAAAATGGTTGCCCAACATTTGGGAATGCTGAAAAACAAAACAGAAATTAGTGGCCCTGATGGTGGCCCGGTTAAAACTGAGACGGTAAATATGACCCCAGATGAAGCCGCCGAAGCTTATCGCAAGCTTATGGGCTGATTGTGGTAAACATCCAGAAATAACCCGTTAGCTTGATAAATCCTCTATGCAAAATGGAGGGTGTTTTATGCATGGTTTATGCACTCAATTATCTAACACTCTGACACGTTAACCCTGACAAATAAGCCTCTCACGCTGCTTGTTCGATGAGTGCTGTGCGCTCGATGCGGGTAACGGTCATTATGTTAAAAAGTCCCGAAATTCACACATTTATCGAGTAAAACCCAACATGCCTATTCCGTTCCCTTTTGACTTCAAAAACCCGGATTACATGCAGGTTTTTGAGTGGCGAATGGAGCGATTGCAGCGCATTCGTCAGCAGCCTGAAATATTACCGATTATGAGAGCGTTTTATAAAGATAACCCCGCTCAGTTCATAATCGACTGGGGTATGACAGTTGACCCCCGCAACGTTGAGCGCGGATTACCTGCCCGTATCCCGTTCCTCTTATTTCCAAAACAGGAGGAGTGGATCGAGTGGTTTGTCGATCGCTGGCGTAATGCTGAACCGGGCATTACAGAGAAAACCCGTGACATGGGTATGTCTTGGTTAACGGTTGGCATGGCTTCCTCGCTTTGCCTGTTTAACCGTGGCGTGTTCGCTGGGTTCGGCTCTCGCAAAGAAGAGTATGTCGATAAAATCGGTTCACCTAAATCGCTATTCGATAAGGCCCGTAACTTCATATCTCTGCTGCCCACTGAGTTTCGTGGTGGTTGGAGCCTAAAACAGCATGCACCGCACATGCGTATCTTATTCCCAGAAACTGAATCGGCCATGACTGGCGAGGCGGGGGATGGGATAGGGCGCGGTGACCGCACCAGCTTTTACATAGTCGATGAGTCAGCGTTCCTGGAGCGGCCTTATCTGGTCGATGCGTCATTGTCTGCGACAACCAACTGTCGGCAGGATGTATCAACGCCAAATGGTATGGCTAACTCATTCGCTGAACGGCGGCACAGCGGCAAGATTAAAGTATTCACCTTTCACTGGCGTGATGACCCGCGCAAAGATGATGCCTGGTATCAAAAGCAGGTTGAGAACCTCGACCCCGTTACAGTGGCGCAAGAAATTGATATCAACTACAGCGCCTCGGTTGAGGGCGTATTGATTCCGTCCGCATGGGTGCAGGCGGCAATCAACGCGCATGAGGTGTTGGGTATTGTGCCAACTGGCCAGCGCTTAGGTGCTCTCGATATCGCTGACGAGGGTAAGGACACTAATTCGTTTGCTGGTCGTCATGGCTTCTTACTTGAAAGCATCGAAGAGTGGTCGGGTAAAGGCGATGATATTTTCGGTACCGTACAGAAAGCCTTTGATATTTGTGATGCGCAAAACCTCGAAACTTTCCGCTTTGATACCGATGGATTGGGAGCTGGTGCACGCGGTGATGCTCGGGTTATCAATGAACAACGAGAAGAACAACGCAGACGGCATATCGTCGCCACGCCGTTCCGTGGTAGCGGTGGCGTAACCGACCCAGATGATGAGGCGGTCCCCGGCGATAACGGACAGCAAGGGAGGCTTAACAAAGACTTCTTTGCTAACGCCAAAGCGCAAGGCTGGTGGAGTTTGCGCACCCGGTTCCAGAAAACTTATCGGGCAGTTAAGGAAAATATGGAGTTCGATCCCGATGAGATTATCTCTATTCCGAAAGACCTCAAAAACCTGACCAAATTAACTTCTGAATTATCGCAACCTACCTACTCAGTTAATGGCGTAGGGAAAATTGTGGTGGATAAAAAACCTGACGGCACCAAGTCACCTAACCTGGCGGATTCAGCAATGATTTTATATGCACCAATGGATAACGCGCTGGATATCTGGCTACGGCTCGGGGGGGCGTAATGTCGAGAAAACGTAGAACAGGCAAGGCGTCATCACCGCAGAGAACCACCGATAGCTATCAAAACCTCACCGCTCGCTATGGGCTGCGCACCGAGAACCAGAGCGCGGATTATAGCTACCAACCGAATTGGACGTCTCGCAACCGCCAACTGATAGAAAACGCTTACCGGTCGTCATGGCTGGTGGGCGCGGCGGTTGACACTATCGCTGATGATATGACCCGTAAGGGGATTAACATCACCTCTAAGATGGCACCGGATGCCAAGATGCGGATTGAGGGGCGCTGGGAAGAGCTATCACTCTGGGATGCTATCAACGATACGATCAAATGGTCACGACTGTACGGTGGCGCAATTGGTTTCATCATGATTGACGGTCAAGCGCCTGAAACCCCTATGCGGGTAGAGACCATCGGTAAAGATGCGTTTAAAGGCTTGCTGGTGCTCGACCGATGGATGGTTAACCCAACCATCAGCGATAGAGTGACAGAAATGGGTCCAGATCTCGGCATGCCTAAATATTATCAGGTGGTGACCACGGGCAGCGGCATCCCAAGTATGAAAATACACCACAGCAGGGTGATCCGCCTTGATGGTGTTGGTCTCCCATACCAGCAAAAGCGAACAGAAAACGAATGGGGCATGTCGGTTATAGAGCGGCTGTTTGACAGGTTGCTAGCATTCGATAGCACCTCGACTGGCGCGGCTCAGTTGATTTTTAAGGCGCACTTACGCACCTACAAAATCAATAAGTTTCGTGAGCTGGTCGCCATGGGGGGCAAGGCATTTGATGGGCTAATGAAAAGCATGGACATGATCCGGCAATTCCAAAGTACGGAGGGCCTCACCCTCATGGATGCGACCGATACGTTTGAAACCCACAGTTACGCATTCGGTGGTCTGTCTGATGTGATGGCGCAGTTTGCCCAACAGATAGCCGGTGCCATTGGTATCCCGTTGGTGCGTTTGTTTGGTCAGTCCCCTGCGGGGTTCTCAACCGGTGATGCTGACCTGGCTAACTACTACGACAATATCGGTACTCAACAAGAGCGTCGTTTGCGTCGTCCACTGCGCCGATTATTTCAAGTGATCCACCACTCCGAGTTTGGTACGGCACTGCCTGACGGCTTCTCCTTTGATTTCAACCCTCTTTGGCAGATGACCGAACCTGACCGGGCGACTGTGGCAGAGCAAACCGTCAATACTATCAATGCTGCAATGGACTCAGGCTTGCTGACGTTACAGGGCGGCATGACTGAACTCAGGGACAAAGCAGGCATTATCGGTATCGGCTCAAGCATCAGCGATGAGGATATAGAGAGTGCGAAAGACATCGACCCGCCGAACCTCGGCGAAAACGCAGATCTCAACCCGCCTGAAATCACGGCGCGCAGAAATCCAATATCAAACGCAGCTACGAAAGATAGCGCGAATGGTCGGGGATATCGTAAATGGTACTTACGATGGTTCTAATGATTCTGTTTATAACGTTATGGATAGCCTTAACCGTTATTCAGACCTGATTGACGGATGGGCCAGAACCACCGCCAGCAAGATGTTTGATGCTGTTAACGCAAAAGACGTCGCGATGTGGCGCAGTAATTCGCAGGAAATATCCGTTGGTTTGCGCCAGATAGTAGAAAACACATCAGTGGGGCAGGTAGCGCGCAGTATCGTTGAAGAACAGATAAAACTCATCAAGTCACTGCCATTGCAAGCCGCTGACCGGGTGCAAGATATCCATAATCAGGCGATAGAGGCGGTAATCAACGGAGGGCGGTCCGGACCATTTGCTAAAGAAATAGCTAAATCTGGCGATGTGGCAGTATCTCGCGCCAACATGATCGCCCGTACAGAAATAGGGCGGGCATCAACGGCACTAACTCAGGCCCGTTCGCTCTCTATCGGTTCCAGTGGTTACATCTGGCGCACAGCCGAGGATAGCGATGTCCGTCATTCACATCAGAAAATGGAGGGTAAGTTTGTTCGCTGGGATAACCCGCCAACTCTTGACGGCATGACGGGGCATGCGGGTGCATTACCTAACTGTCGTTGTTACTGCGAAGTCATCATTCCGGAAAGATAACCCATGCAATATTTCTATAACTCCCGCCTAGGGGAGACACGCTTCACCATGAGCGACGGTGGCCTATTGTGCAAAGACGTGCCAATAGGCCGAACCGGGGTACAGCTTTATGGCGGTGAAGAGCTGGACGATATCGAACCTGACAGTGACGGAGAAATTCTCGTTGAAAGGTCTGAGGCGGATGTTTTTCGCCCTGAGACACTCGCCAGCTTTGAGGGAATGACGTTCACAGTTTCCCACCCCATCGAAGATGTCACCCCTGACAACTGGGGGCGCTATGCCGTTGGACACGTTCAAAACGTCAGGCGCGGAACCGGTGACCAATCAGATTTAATGATCGCCGACATCGTGGTGAAGAAGGCCGAAGCAATATCGGCAATTCTTGACGATGGTGTCGATCAGATTTCGGCTGGCTACGATGCCGAATATCAGCAAACCGCCGTAGGCAAAGCCCGTCAGCACGACATTATAGCTAACCATGTTGCCCTCGTACCTACGGGACGCGCAGGGAAACGCTGTTCAATTGGAGATAGTAAACGTATGACAACCAATAACACCTGGCTAGCTAAGCTACGCCGAGCAATTAAAACCAAAGACGCGGCAGCGATGGAGGAGGCAATGGAAAGCGTCCCTACTGAGCTGACTAATGATGAAGGTACTGGCGAATTGCCAAAGGCCATCAATATCACCATTAACCCGCAACAGCCGTTACCGAAACAGGAACCTGAATTAGATGCTATAGCGACTAACGATAGTGGTGATATCGAAACCCGTGTTGCTGCTATGGAGACGACCTTAGCTGCGATTCTGGAAAAATTGGGTTCAACCACCGACTCCGATCCGGATGAGGAGGAAGAGGGCCGACGTATTACCAGCGATGCTGCTTATCATCAGGATGTTGTTTCCCGTGCTGAATTGATTGTACCTGGCATTAAATTGCCAGAGGGTGGAAAGCTGGCATCCTTTAAACGAACTGTATTGGATGCGGCGTTTAAAACCACCGAGGGCGAGAAATTGCTGAAAGGCATTGTTGGCGATAAGCCAGACTTTGCCAAGATGCCGAAACTCTCCCTTGATGCGGCATTCATTGCCGCCAGCGAGATCGCCAAGGGCCGCAATAACATTCAGTTGAACCACCGAACCACTGATTCTGCTTCTCCAAATCGCCGACCTACCGCCGCCGACCTCAATAAACAGAACGCCGCGTTCTGGGCTAAAAAAGGAAACTAATTCATGACAGCATATTTATTCCGGATGCCTGCGGGCATTGCCGGGGCCGTTTCGCGCCCTCAGGATCTGACTATTGAGCCGGTACTGATTAATACGGCCGATCCATTTATCCAGTACGGGCTGGCCGGTAAATTCAGTGGCAATTTCTTTGTACCGCTGGAAGAGGACGATACCGCAGACAAAATCGTCGGCATCTTTGTCCGACCATTCCCTACCACATCAACGCCAGACAAAGTGCGCCAAATCGGTACCAGCAACAACTTCGCTGGTGATGCGCTAAAGCGCGGTTACATGTCGGTCAATATTGGGGCTACAGCTGCGGGTGTGACTAAGGGCGCGCCTGTCTACATCCGTATCGCTGATGCTACCGACGCTAGCCCGTTGGGTTCTGTGCTGGCTACCGCGATTGCTGACACTACCGTAGTGCTACCTAACGCTTATTTCACGGGTGCCGGTGATGCCGCTGGTAACACTGAAATCTCTTACAAGATTTAAGGAACAATCAATATGATCACTTACGACAGCCAGCGCACCATTGATGCCAGCGGCGCATTCCTCATCGGGGAACTGGAGCGATTAGACCCAGAGATTAACCTGCCGTTGGTGGGGACAACTTACACCCGTGACATTCAATTTCGTGAAGATGTGAATATTGCTGACGAGATCAGCTCATTCACTAAAACCGGCTTTGGTGTTGCTGGTACCGGTGCCAATCCAAAAGGTAAGAACTGGGTTAGTCAGGAATCAACGGCACTCGCAGGTGTTAATGTTGATATCGATAAAAAAGGTTTCCCGCTGACCTTGTGGGGGATGGAGTTGGGTTGGACAGTGATTGAATTAGCTGCCGCTCAACAAGTGGGCCGTCCAATTGATACGCAGAAATATGACGGCATGGTGTTGAAATGGCATATGGATGCCGATGAACAGGTTTATCGCGGTGATACCGATCTGGGCGTAAAAGGTCTGGCCAACTACAACGGTGTGGCGATTGGTAATGCGGTGAAACCGTGGTTGACCTCGACCGTTGCGGAAATTCGCGATTCCATTAACAAGGTGCTTTCCGATGCATGGGCTGCATCTGGCTATACCGTAGTACCGAAAGACCTGCTGTTACCACCTGAGCAATACGCTTATCTGGCGCAGGTTATCGTGTCTGATGCCGGTAATCAGTCATTGCTAACCTATTTGACCACGAACACTATCGCTTTCCATCAAAACGGTATTCCTCTGAATATCCGCGCGGTGAAGTGGCTAAAAGGTGCAGGTGTGGCGGGTAAAGATCGGATGGTGGCCTACACCAACGACCGTAAATATGTGCGATTCCCATTAGTGCCGCTGACCAGCATCCCGATCCAGTATCGCGGACTGTGGCAGCTGGTGACCTATTACGGGAAGTTGGGTGTGGTTGAAGCCCCTTACATCGAAACGCTGGCTTATTTCGACGGCATTTAATAACTCTGATGGCCTCGCAGGAGGCCAGTAAGGTGAAATGATGAAAATTGCAGTACACACCCCTTTTAAATTGTCCCTGCCTGGACAGCAAGATATCGCCTTTCTCGTTGGCACTCACACGGTCACCAAAGACGTTGCTGAGCACTGGTTCACTCTGGCACACGCGGAGGTTATTGACGGCGAGATTGAACAAAGTAATACCGACCTGCAAGCGTCCATCCTTGAGATGCAGAAGCAAATCGATGATCAAGTTCTGGAACTTGCGGCGCGTGATCACACCATCCTTGAGATGCAGAAGCAAATCGATGAGCTGACTAAGCCGAAGGTGAAAGTAAATGGCAAGGAACAAAAACCTACCGACACCAGCGCAGTTCAGGACTGATTTCCCTCAGTTTGAGAATGAGGCCCGATACACGAACACCGCAATACAATTCCGCTTATCGCTTGCTGACAACCTTCTTGATGAGAACCTGCTAGGTAATATGTTCCCCTATCTGGTTGAGTTATTTGTCGCTCATTACATGACATTGCAAGCGAAAGACATGCAATCGGCGGCGCTGGGCGGTGCTAGTGGAGCAACGAGTGGTGTAGCGGCTTCTAAGAGTGTCGATAAGGTTTCGGTGAGCTATGACAATAGCGCCACGCTGAACCCTGACGCCGGATTCTGGAATTTCACCCGCTACGGCGCTGAGTTCTACCAGATCATCCTCATGTTTGGCGCTGGGGGGCGGCAGCTATGAAAAGCGGCTTAAAGGTACGGGTAGATAAAACAAATGATGTGCTGGCGGCACTTAAGGCCATCGGTAATAAGGATGTGCTGGTGGGTATTCCCGAGTCAACTAGTGGACGAAGCCCAGAGGAGGGAGAGAAGGTAACAATAGGTAATGCTCAAATAGGTTACATAAACGAGTACGGCTCTCCCGCTCAAAACATCCCAGCGCGGCCCCATCTGCAACCTGGCGTTCAATCTGTACAGGATAGGACGATAGAAAAACTCAAGCAGGCAGCGCAGGCCACATTTGATGGTAACTCAGGGGCTGCAGATAAAGCACTTAATCAGGCGGGGTTAATCGCCAGCAATGCCGTCAAGCGCTACATGACTGTCACCAATCTCGTTCCTTTGGCTGATAGTACGATCGCAGCAAGGGCTCGGCGTGGACGAAAGGGCGCAGCAAGGGAATTAGCCCGACGAGCAGCAGAGGGAGCCATTATGGATAAGAATGACTCTGGTCAGTTAATCAGTAATACCAACGCTCGCCCACTGATTGATGAGGGGCAGTATCGCCGCGCCATGACGTATGTTGTGAGGAGTAAAAATGCCAAATCTTGATGTTACTGACGTGCTGTTTGATCCGGACTTCTGTGACATGTCACTGGTCGTTAAACGAAACATTCAAACGGTTGATGCTGACGGATTCGCCACCAATACCGTCATTGAAAAGGGTTTCGCGGGTGTGGTTACCATAGACCGCTCGCTTGAATCGCGCCGGATGATGTCAGGGAATGTTATTGGTGGTGCAATTCTTATTGTGACCGTCGAGAGATTGACCCAAGGACAAACGGGGCGTGATGCCGATATCGTGACCTACCAGAATCGTGATTATCGTGTGACGTTTGTTGACCCCTATACGGCGTATGGTGCGGGATTCGTTCAGGCGCACTGTGAACTCCTGCCGTTCGATGGAGGGATTCCCATTGAGCAACAACAGCAGTAATGAGGCTGGATGGCTAACGCCAATCGTTGAGGGCCCCTCATATGATGAGGCACTGGAGCGACAACTTAGCCAATGGTTGAGGGGAGTCTCCGGGTTACCCGATGGTTACGTTCGCCCACGATGGACCGCAGTCCAACCCCCAATCATGGAGGCTAATGTTAATTGGTGTGGTTTTGGGATTATTGACATACCCGACGATTCCGGCCCAGCCTTTGAGAACCAAACAGAAAACAGTACCGAGTTATGGCGACACGAAGAAATAGAATGTATGGCGAGTTTCTACGGCCCTAGTGGTCAGCGTTATGCAGCCCAATTTCGTGACGGTCTGACAATCACCCAAAATAACGACGAACTGGTAACGATGGGGCTTTCTCTGGCCCGATGCAGTCACATTACGCCATTTCCTGAACTCATTAATAACAAATGGGTACGTCGTTTCGATATCACCATCAAGTTACGCCGCAAAGTGATACGCGAGTACGGCATTAAATCGCTGACCTCCGCACCCGTTAAATTCTTCGGAGAATAACCTCATGTCGCAGGGATTACCTGTTTCTAACATCGTCAATGTGACGGTGAATATGGCTGTGCGTGCTGCCATGGCTCGGAACTTTGGTTCCCTGCTGGTGGTTGGCCCGTCGCCTGTTATCGATGCTCACGAACGCCTGCGCAGCTATTCCAGTGCGACGGATATTGCATCTGACTTTGGTCTGGATGCACCAGAGTATAAAGCCGCGAATTTGTATTATCAGCAGTCACCGCAACCGATTGATTCCTATGTTGGGCGCTGGGTGAAAGAAGATGCGGCCGGATTGTTGCGCGGGGCGATTTTGAACCCGACGCAGCAGCTTATGGCTAACTTTACCGCCGTGGTAGATGGTTCGATGAAAATCACGGTAGATGGTACGGTCAAGACAGTAACTGGCGTTGACTGGTCAGCGGAAACCAACCTGAACGGTGTTGCGGCGCGTGTGGCTGATAAGCTCACCACAGCAACCGTTATCTGGAATGGTAGCCGCTTTATCATTACATCCAAAACCACAGGCAAAGATTCGGCAGTAGGTTATGGCTCAGCTAATACCACAGGCACCGATATTTCTGCACTGATGGGATTGATTGAGAGCGCCGGAGCGCTGCCCGTTCAGGGCTTGACGATGGAAACCATTCAGGCGTGTATTTATAAACTGGCCGATATGTCTACCCGCTGGTATGGGCTGATTATTGCTGACCCGTCATTGAGTGATGCTGATGTGGTCAGCATCGCCTCATTTATCCAAAGCGACGATGTATCACGGATTTACGGCCACACCACGCAGGTAACCTCTGCGCTGGATGCAGACATTGATACGGATATCGCCAGCAAGCTTAAGTCGGCAAATTATGCTCGTACCCTGGTGCAGTATTCCAGTTCCAGCCCGTATGCCGCTGCCTCTATCTTTGGTCGTGCCTTTACCGTGAACTTTAACGGCAATAACACCACCATCACGCTGAAGTTTAAACAACAGCCTGGCATTACCGCTGAATCACTTTCCCAGTCGCAAGCCAATGCGCTGAAAGCGAAGAATTGCAATGTGTTCGTCAATTACGACAACGACACGGCAATTATTCAGGAAGGTGTGATGTGTAATGGCGATTTCTTTGATGAGCGCCACGGCCTCGACTGGTTGCAGAACTACGTACAGAACAACCTCTACAACCTGCTATTTACCAGCACCACCAAAATCCCACAAACAGATGCAGGCGTAACCCGTTTGCTAGCCAATGTAGAGAAATCACTGGATCAGTCGGTCACTAACGGGCTGGTGGCTCCCGGTGTATGGGGTGGTGATAGTTTCGGCGTGTTGGAAACCGGCGACACCCTGACTAAGGGATATTACGTTTACGCCCCACCAGTGGCATCACAGGCACAGGCTGACCGCGAGGGACGTAAAGCGCCGGTGATGCAGTCCGCAATCAAGCTGGCCGGTGCTGTTCACTATGCCGATGCCATTATCAATGTTAACCGCTAAGGAGCTGATGAATGTCTACTTATAGCTTTATGGACTTTACCGCCTCTATTGTTGGTGTGGGCGGCTCATTCGATCTGGGTTATGGCGCAGCCGTGGCCGAAGAGGGGATCACCACCTCAATGATCGAGAATAAAAACACCATGACCATTGGCGCTGACGGTGAGGGGATGCACAGCTTACATGCAGGTAAAGGCGGCACGGTGACGGTAAATCTGCTGAAAACCAGTCCGACCAATCGGAAGTTATCGGTCATGTATAACGCACAATCTCAATCGAGTGCAACGTGGGGCAATAACATCATTCTGATGCGCAACACTGCCAGCGGTGACACGTTTGCGGCGCGTGGTTGTGCGTTTCAAAAACAACCCGATTGGCAGAACGCCAAAGATGGCGCAACGGTGCCATGGGTATTTGACTGCATCAAAGTCGATCAGCTGCTGGGTACTTTTTAAGGAGTAATTAATGGAATTCACGATTAAAGGTATCGAGTACCGCTCTCAGAAACTCGATGTATTCGCACAATTGAAAGTATCCCGTAAATTGCTGCCTTTGCTGGCGGGCATCCTCAAAGACCTGCGAAGCGGTACCGTGACGATTGAAACGGCTTTACCCAGTATCGCCCAGTCACTTTCCGATATCAGCGACGAGGACTGCAACGCCATTATTCACCCTTGTTTAGAGGGGGTGTCGCGCAAGCACGGCAGCGCCTATACCCCGATTTTCACCAATAACGCACTGATGTTTGATGACATTGATCTGATGGCTATGTTGCAAATCGTCGGTCGGGTGGTGGGTGATTCAATGGGAAATTTTTTGCACGAACTCCAAGAGAGCGCACCAGCGGAACCGCCAGCGGCTTGATGCTGGATACCTTGCCGGGCGGGGAGGATTTTATCTTGCGCCCGGTAAAGCATCAGCTCACGACCATGGGGGAAATCAAAAGCGGGAATATCGACTTACTCGATATTGCATTGTTGAATGATTACCTCGATCTGGAGGCTGAGAACCAGGCGAAAATAGACAAGTGGAGATCCGATAAATGAGCAACGCTGAAACCATTAAGGATTTCCTGGTCAGTCTTGGCTTTGAACTGGATGAGGCGGGGGAGAAGAAATTCTCCGCTGTGGTCGCCGGCGTCACGGCCAATGTACTGAAAATGGGCGCAGTGGTCGAAGGGGCAGCGTTGGCCGTTGTTGGTTTTACCACCAAGATTGCTGACGGTCTGGATAAGGTTTATTTCGCTTCGCAGCGTACGGGCGCATCGGTGGCGGGTATCAAGGCGTTAGGTTATGCCGCTTCGCAACTTGGCGTAGATGCCGCATCAGCACAAGGCTCACTCGAAAGCCTTGCTCGATTTATCCGTAACAGTCCGGGGGCCGAGGGTTTCCTTAATCGACTTGGCATTCAGACTCGCAGCGCGAACGGCAGTATGCGCGACACATCAGCCATTTTTACCGGACTCAGTGCAAAACTGAGCAGCATGCCGTATTACCGTGCTAACCAATACGCGCAGATGCTGGGTATTGATGAAAATACGCTAATGGCAATGCGTAAGGGGCTGGGGCAGTTCAGTTCTGAGTATGCGCTAACCGCTAAAAAGATCGGCTTTAATGCTGAGGTTGCTGCCAAACAATCTAACCGCTTCATGACGTCCATGCGTGATCTCTCGATGACACTCGGTCAGGCGAGAGACAAAATAGGTTCAAATCTGGCTGATGGGCTGGCGGGGGATATTGATTCTCTGCGTAAGCAACTTCTGGATAACTGGCCGAAGATTGAAACAGTGTTGATGAAAGTTATTAAGGGCGTTCTATGGGCGGGGGATGCGGTTACGCGCGTATTATGGCGCACCGGTCAGGCGGTCGGTGATGTCATCAACTGGTTTAAAAAGCTAGACCCGATAACGCAGCAACTCATTATGTTGTTTGGCGGCTTGCTGCTGGCATGGCGTTTACTCAACACTGCGTTCCTGACATCGCCAGTGGGCATTGTGCTCTCGCTGGGCGCGGCGATTTTTGCCCTGTATGACGACTATAAAACATGGAAAGAGGGCGGTAATAGCCTGATTGATTGGGGGCAGTGGGAACAAGAAATAAACGCTGCGCTAAAAGGAATGGATGAGTTAACTAAATCCATTAAAGGCGTTGGCGTTGAGGTTGCTAGGCTACTCAACATTAATCTGAAAAACTGGACGCTAAAAGGTGACATCGAGAACCTGACGAAGCAATTCGGCGAGTTCGGCAAGATGTTATCGATGATCGGTGACCTGATTAATGCATTGAAAGAGGGCAATTGGGGTGAGGTGGCCAGGATAGGAAAAGCGTTGTTAAGTCAGGGTAGCGATCAGCCAGATGCAATGCCCGCCGTAACCGATAGCGCGAATAGCGCCGCCGATTGGGTTAAAGATAAAACCGGGTTTGACCCTAGAAGCGTTGGCCGGTGGTTGCGCGGTGAAAGTAATGGGACGGAGCCGGACCAGTATGCACAGTCAGTAAAAAGGCCAACCGCGTCAGCGTCAGGCGCAGCCCTTTTAGGCTGGCTGCAACCCACCCTCACTAAGTTAGAAGCATTAAATAACCTACCAGCGGGTTTGTTGCGCAGTGTGGCGATAACGGAGTCTGGTGGTAATCAATTCGCTATCTCTGGTGCGGGCGCTAAAGGGCTGTTTCAGTTCATGGACCCGACAGCGAAAGATATGGGACTTAAAGGCAATGATGTTTTCGACCCCGAAAAATCAGCCGCCGCCGCCGCGAAATATCTGAGCATGCTTCTGAAGATGAATGGAGGCGATCTGGATAAAGCACTAGCCTCCTATAACTGGGGAATTGGCAATGTTCAGAAGCACGGTTTAGACCTGATGCCCCGAGAAACCCGTAATTACATTCCGAAGGTGCGTAGCAATATGCCATCTGGTGGGTTACAGCAGGAAACGAACATCTATATATCCGGTGTATCTGATCCGGTATCTGCAGGTAATGAAGTCGCCGGCAGGCAGACCGGCGTTAATGCAAAACTTACTCAGCAATTAAGTACACCAACCCGATAGGAGGGTGAATGGATATTCTTTCTGCCCTCTTTCGGCAGCAAACGCGAAAAATTGGGTTGCTGGTACCCAGTGTGATTATCTCTGAAAAGCATCAAGACGCACTGGAGATAACAGAACACCCCGTTGAGGTTGGGGCCGCAGTTAACGATCACGCTTATAAGCGCGCCCCTGAGGTGACAATGGAGGTGGGTTTTGCCGGTGGCGGTTCATTGCTGGATTTTGTGGATACCTCAACCATAGGGTTAAGTCTGGGTAAAAGCCCGGAGGAGGTTTATCAAGAACTCCGCGATTTACAGGAAAGCAGACAGCCATTCGATGTCATTACCGGTAAGCGAAAGTATAGCAACATGCTGATCCGTGGCATTGAGGTCACAACCGATAAAACCAGTGAAAACGTGTTGATGTGCGTTCTTACCCTACGTGAAGTCATTATGTCTCAAACTGAATCGGTCAAAGTGGCCGACAAAGAAAACATGCAGGAAGGGGTAAGCACTTCGGCTATGCAAAATACCGGCACCAAAGCACCGGCCCCAGCAAACAATTCACTGTTAAAATCTGGTCTTGATTGGGTAACGGAGAACTTTAAATGAATGTTCAAGAAATCCCGTTAACGGCCAATAATCAGTTTTTTAATATCACCCTTGGAGAAATCTCACTTAACCTGCGCCTGGTCTATCGTGATGTCGCAGGCTGGATAATGGACGTGAGAGATAGCGGCGGTGCTGACATGCTTTGCGGCGTTCCGCTGGTGGTTGGTGTTGACCTGATTGAGCAATATCCTGATCTGGGTATCAATGGTGTTTTTGCTGTGCTCAGTGATGATAGCCGGGAGGAATACCCGACAAAAACCAACCTTGGCACCGGTAGCCATTTATATTTTGTGCAGAATAGCTAAATCAATCCACGCAATTTAACCCGCCACTGAGCGGGTTTTTTTATGAGGTTTTCATGAGTAAGAATTGGATACGCCACTTTGAATTGATGCTATTGGATAATGAAGGTAAGGGGATTAATTTCACTGATTTTAAAGTGACGTTTAATATTGAGTGGTACAACACTTCATTCCCTCGAACTGCCATCTTCAAGATTTATAACCTGTCACAAAATACCGTGAACCGGATCACCGGTACCGAGTTCTCAAAGTTACGATTGATAGCCGGTTACGATGGTTCAACCTCACCAGACGGCCAAAAGGAAGATGCTAACTTCGGTGAGATTTTCTCGGGTGATATCCGCTATACCATTACCGGCAGAGATAACCCCACGGATACTTTTATTTTGATTCAGGCTATTGATGGTCATAACGCATTTATTAACGCCACAATAAACCAGACTGTAGCAGCGGGTTATACCGTGGCCGATATTAACAATCTGCTTATGCGTAACCTTGCCCCGTTCGGTATAACTCAGGGGATCATGCCGGAAATGCCACCCACGGTATTCCCACGCGGTAAAACTATGTACGGCATGACGCGGGATTATCTGGATAACGTCGCCAAGCAATGCAAAGCCACTTGGCAGTTTGTGAACGGCAAAGTTGATATGGTACCGAACGATAAGTATGTGCATGAGGCCATTGTACTGAATAGCAATACCGGCTTGATTGGCATGCCACAACAAACCATTGGATCTGGTGTTAACGTTCGTTGCCTGATCAACCCTAACATTCGCTTAAATGGCCTCATTCAACTAAACCAAGAGTCAGTATATCGTGCGACGCTCTCCAGCCGCGATGTTCAAATGTCAGGCGGCAGGCTTGAAGATCAAAACGATAATGGCAACGTGACCGTAAACGGCCTTGTTAACCCACCGGCCAGCATTGCGACCGATGGTGTGTATATCGTCAGGGGGATTAGCTATACTGGCGATACGCGCGGGAACCCGTTTTATATGGACATGATGTGTGAAGCGCGGGGGGCTAAGGATTTGGTAACTAATGCATCGAGAGAAAGGGGACTGTAATGAAGTTTTTGTGGGCACTAATGTTATTCATCGTTTTGCCGGCCTCAGCTGCTATTCAGTGTGGTGGTTATCGCCTGACTGGTGATGGCATGACAGTTATTAATGGTGAAACTGTTACCTCACAAAAAGTCACGTACCTTGGTGCTAAAGGCGATGATACGCAGATGAAAATGGATATGGCTATCATGCCTGCCCGTGATGGCAACATGTACGGCTTCCAGTTTATCAAGCGTGATGGTAAATCATGGCTCAACGTTCAACTACTACAAAATAATATGGATGCTATAAAGATAATCGGTTCGTTCCCATGTAAGAAATTGCCAGATTAAGGGTAATGTCAATGAAGAAACTGTTGCTTTGCATATTAATTCTTTTCCCGATTAGTTCTTTCGCTAATCAACCCATGCAGTTCAAGTGCGGAAATAATATTTTTTCAATACATGTGAATGCATCGGAAACCAAACATGCCGTGCTTATTAACAATGAACTCACCGAGAATGTAACTGTTGATGAGTATTCATACGGTGATCTAGGTGATGCATTTGTTATTACGTTTGATGTGTGGGGGGCTAACGGTGGAATGCACAATCATTACACGACGATATTCCCGAAAGATTCAAAATCAATCAAACAAGTAGTACAGCTACTAGATGCAGATAATCGTCCTCGCGGTGATGCAATAAATAAAACATGTTCAGTTATTAAATAAAGTTGCCTGAATTTAATTCTCGAACCCGCCACTGAGCGGGTTTTTTATTGGAGTTTTTCCATGACGGTATCAACAGACTCCCGTTCGGGAGAATTAGCCGAAACACTGCGAACATTACAATCATCAGTATCGTCTCAATTGCGCGTATCGATGCCGGGGATTGTTCAGTCCTTTGATGCTGACAGCGTGACTTGCGACATTCAGATCGGCATTAAAGGCGAATCAGGCGGGGAATCAACAAACCTCTCGGTGCTAACTAGCGTTCCGGTTGTATTCCCGCGCGGTGGTGGTGTCACCATGACATTCCCCATTAAGGCTGGGGATGAGTGCTTATTGGTTTTTGGTGATCGGTGTATTGATTTCTGGCACCAGTCAGGCGACATACAGGAAACTGTTGATGAGCGTCAGCATGATTTATCGGATGCGTTCGCCATCATTGGCCCCCAGTCACAGGCAAAGAAAATTAGTGGCATCAGTACCAGCGCCGCGCAGTTCCGTAGTGACGATGGATCAACCTACTTTGAAATAAATCCGACGACCAAGAAAATTAAAATCGTGGCACCTGGTGGCCTCGATGTGGTGACACCTAAAGCGGAATTCTCCGCTGAGGTTCTGGTTAATGGCTTGTTTACATTCCTTGGCGGGCTGGTGGGGAGTGCGGCGGCGGGCGTTTCTGCGAAAATCACTGGCGCTATCGAGTTTGTCGGCACCCTGACCTCTAACGGCAAGACGATTGACGATACTCACACCCACAAAGACGTGCAGCCAGGAACCGGTAACTCAGGCGAGGTAAATTGATATGCGCTATCGCAGAGAGGACGAGAACGGCGATTACACATTCGGTCAGGGTGATAACACCTTCCTTATTAACTCACCGGAGGCGGTCGCTCAGGCGGTAAAAACCCGCTTTGAATTATGGCGAGGCCAGTGGTTTTTAGATTTAACTGAGGGTACGCCCTATATTCAGTCAGTACTCGGTAAGCAACGGTCTGATGTTTATATCCTGGCTATCCGTGAGCGTATTCTTGATACGCAGGGCGTTAGCGCAATTCTGGAATTTGAAGCCAGCTATACCGGCGAAAATCGTCGTGTCACTTTCACCGCAACAATAGACACTATTTACGGCACCACCACCGTTACCAGCGAGGCATAAATGTTAAACCTTGATACGTTAGGGCTGAATGCAATTGTCAGCGCTACGGGGATAACTGCGCCCGATTTTGAGACCATCCGCAGCACCCTTGTCAGTTATTTCCAAGAGATTTACGGCGGTGACAGCTATCTGGATGCTGACAGTAAAGACGGGCAGATGGTCACTCTGTATGCGCTGGGAATCCACGATGCTAACAATAGCGCCATTGCGGTATATAACTCGTTTTCTCCGGCAACCGCAGTCGGAAATGGGCTTTCCAGTAATGTAAAAATTAACGGCATTAAGCGGGACAAGGAGACCAATTCAACTGTTGATGTGCTGATCACCGGCAATGTCGGGTTAGAGATTACCAACGGCGCAGCGCGTGATGCTGATGGTGTTCGGTGGGATTTACCGGCCAGCGTGATTATTGGTCTAGATGGCACGGCAACTGCTACGGCGATTTGCTCGGTACCGGGCGCAATTGTCGCACTGGCCAATACCGTAAAAGAGATAGCGACACCGACGCGAGGCTGGTTAACCGTCAATAACCCAACAGGCGCTACTCTGGGTAAACCGGTAGAAGTAGATGCGGAGTTGCGTGTCAGGCAGGCAGTATCAGTGGCGCTACCGTCACGTACGGTGCTGGATGGTATCTTAGGGGCTATTGCGGGCATCAGTGGCGTTGAGCGGTATCGCGGCTATGAGAACGACACTAGCATTACCGATGGCAACGGAATACCCAGTCACTCGATCTCTATCGTAGTTGATGGCGGTGATGCGACAGAGATCGCCCAATCCATTGCATTGAAAAAAGGCCCAGGCTCGGGGACATATGGCACCACCACGATCCCGATTACGGATAAGTATGGGATTGTTCACCCGATTAATTTCTTCCGCAAAGGTACCGTACAGATTTATGTCAGATTAGAAATTAAGGCGCTACAGGGCTATACCTCATCAATCGGTACCGCTATTAAAAACTCAATAGCGGAATATATTAATGAAATAGAAATTGGCGATCCGGTACGTATTAAGCGACTTGATCTACCTGCGCAATTAAATGGCAGCATTGAACGGCTGACTTACGATATTACTTTGTTGGAAATCGGCATTTATCCTGTGGCGTTATCTGAAAACAACATTGAGATAGCATTTAACAACGCAGCAGCTTGTGTGCCGGAGAATATAACCTTAGTGGTGACCTAATGAATGAGACTAAATATCAACGTCTCATCACGCCATATCATAAAAAGAAGCCTAAGTTTTACGATCATATATCCCTAATCACCGCACCGTTCCTCGGTATCCAGCAGACGACAAATCAACTCACAAACGACTTTGATCTCGATAGCTCAATAGGCAATCAAGAGGATGCGGTCGGGCTATGGGTAGGTATTGGGCGAAACATCAGAACGCCAATCACCGATGTGTATTTCTCACTGGATACCGAGGGGCTTGGATTTGATCTGGGGAGTTGGAAAGGGCCATATGACTCGTTAACAGGCTTCACTCGATTGGACGATGAGACTTACCGCACGATACTTCGGGCAAAGATCCAGGCCAATCACTGGGATGGCACAGTGGAAACCCTCGGTGATATTTACCAGAGTATTTTCCCTGATGGGCGAACCAAGATTTTCGCTGTCGATAACTTCGACATGACCATGACTATTTACATTGCTGGCGAGCAAATCTCATCGGTGATGCGGGCGGTTATTGCACAAGGATATTTAGACGTTAAACCGGCAGGCGTAGGCGTCACTAATTACATCATTTCAACTGAGGCCGGTGCGTTATTCGGCTTCGATTTAGATAACGAATATTCCCGAGGGTTCGATAGTGCATCCTGGGGTTCACCATTAAGGGCAGCAAATGACTAATGAAATTCTCCCGTTCGGACTTGGCGTTGAATCGAATGTAATGACGCAAGAGCAATATGAGGCGCTGGCGGCGCGTTCTGGTGGTTTCTCATCGGGAGTCGCTAAGTCTGAGCAGCTAAATAAAATTTGGCGTCAATCCGCATTTGTGGCGTCCGTACTGGCTCAATTCATTGCGAACCGTTCAGCGCATGATGTACTGGATGATGGTGATACAGCAACGCTGCTAACAAATCTGGAACTGGCTATTAAGACATATGCTAACGCCAGCCTGCCAGCAGCATCAACATCTATCGCAGGTATTGCACAGCTAAGTAGTTCCATAACCAGCAACAGTGAAGCATTAGCTGCAACACCAAAAGCCATTAAAACAGTAAGTGATGCCACCTTAAAAATATCGAGCAACCTGGCTGAGATTGCAGCGGCTGGCCTGGGGGCGGTCAATACCACTCTCACCAACCTTGGTTTAAGCGACGTCGCACATTTGCCGCAATTAACTGGCGTGGTGGGAACTTCACGCAATGCGCGAATGTACATTCCGGCAACTTCGACAACAGCCACTTTCACGGCAGATGAATTAATCGTGCAAACGGCGTTAGGTGGGCTTCAGTACAAGCTAACTGGCTTCAACAAAACGATTAACTTGGCGACCACTGGCGCTGGCGGTATGGACACTGGCGCAGTTCCGGTTACGGGATTTGTCGCGCTGTATGCGATTTACAACCCATCCACTCAAGCCTCTGCATTGTTGGCTGTTAATACAACATCGGTGTTAGCTCCGGAGGTTTGCGCGGGGATTATGCCGTCAGGATATACAGCCTCGGCATTAGTTAGTGTATGGAGAATAGCGAGTAGTCAGTTTGTTATTGGGTACCAGGCGGATAGGAAAATAATTACGCCAGTTGTGCCAGTAACAACATCGACTAGTTTGCCTGCAAATTATGTGGCCCTCGGTCTTGCTGCTACTGTTCCTATTAATGCTAAATCGGTTAATGGTTGGGTAGGGATAACGACAACGGGCCCGGCAAATAATCAGATTTTTGTCGCGTCATCAGCGTCAGGGATTTATGAGCATTTGATTCAGTCGGCCCAGATAACAACATTAAACGCATCTCTACCTGAAATCCCCATCATTACCCCGCAGGCGGTTTATTATAAGGCGGCCTCAAACGGTACGGTGTCTCTATTCGTTATTGATATAAACGGGTACACGTTCTAAGAGAGGAAATGCTATGTATGTTCAATTTGCAGACGCTACTGAGGCAGTCATTATTAGTTATTTCTGCTGCCAGCAAGATCCAATTTATTATTCGTTCTTGGGAGAAGTTGAGGTGGATGACCCCCGCTACATAGTGTTTTATGAAAAGATGCCGGACTATGTTCAAGTGAGTTTACCTACGCCTATCTATCCATAACTGATATGGCAGGGATGCCAGTATAATAAATACAATACCGGGCTTAATGGCCCGGTCTATTCATCTACTTTATTAACTGACAGTTCACGCCTGAAACCAATCATCTGCACTTTCCCACGTCTCCTTCAAAATCTCCTGAATCACTTCTTTGTCATCAGGCATCCCACCTAGAACGGTTAATCCATCCGCGCCCGCAAATCTTACTTTCACGTCAAAATCGCTAAATTTCCGACTGAGGCGATTTGTTAACTCTTCTGTCAGAGCATTAGTGTAGCCAACCGGAAAGCTCTTCGCATTCAGCTTATCTATCGTCACTTCGACACGCAGCATAAATCCCCCTCAATTAAATATCGATAACTAGCCACTGATCTGCTTCATCAAACATTTCCTCAACCAGTCGGCTGAGGATGGCCTTATCACCTTTGCTGGCGTCGGTATTGATGCCATTCGCTTGCATGGGCTTAACCTTGACCTCAGCTTTAGGGAAGACACGGCGCACACGCTTGGTTAGTTCAGCCAGGATCAGCTCGTTGGCACCCGGAATCTCTTTCACGTTTCGCTTATCGTAAACCAGTTCAACTTTCATGATTTCACACCTCATTAAGTAACTGTGTTTTTATACAGTAAAGTGGTGGTGATTATCAATAGGGATTCATAATAGCGGGCTACCGTCTGACATAACCCGCTGATTATAAAGATCATAAAAAAGTTAATATATTATGAATATCATATCTAACTCATTGTTTTAACTTAAAACCAATGGCAA